ATATCAAGAAACATCAATTAATATTATTAATGCTTCTAATGCATCAGCCGATATAGACCCAGAAGTTATAGAATATAATACAATAACTAAGAGTATATATACCTTAGATATATTATTACCTTATTATAATCCACAATTACCTACTCAACAAGATTACCAAAATACAGAATTCACCAGATATTTTTGTAAAAAAACAAACGAAATAATTTACATTGAAATAAATAAAGATCAATATGATAAGTTATCAATTAAAAATCCTCAAATTTTATGGCAATTATATTTACCATTTAATATAACTTGGCAATTAACTGGAGATAAACAACAGGTAGCTCAAGTAAATAAAAATATGGTTGAATTAGCTTCATTTAGATTAAAATTACCTAGCTTTAATCTTTACATAAAAGAAGATTATACAAAGTATTATCAATAAAACTTTGCTTTTAAAATAATCTTTCGTATATTAATACAAAAGGTTATGTATTGGTTAATAGAAACAGAGGAGCAATTAGAGTATTTTACTCAAAATCCTATAAAAGAGGCTTTTATTGAGATAATACCTTTACACGATCAAATCCATCCTGCTATTAACGATGTGTCTTTAGTGTATATTAAACCGTTTAACGATGCTAAAGCTTATATGTTATGCATTGACCATAGTGAAACCTTTAGCGTTAATAAGACAACTATAGGCGCGTTAATACAAAGTATAGATAAAGTATGGGTACGTGATAAAAAATCGGCATTATATTATTTTCCATTCAAAAATATATGCTGCCTATCCCCACTTAACCCTACGTATATACAAAGCGATACACAAGCACACATTCATTTTCAAAATACGGATTACCCAAGATTAAACAGAATAATACCGGTTTCAAAACACTATGAAAAATGCGAAAATATTTATAAACAAGTAATACAAGTTTTATCTCAACCCATACCCGATTATTATTCGTTTTATAACGAAAAAGTAATATTAGCGTTTTTCGGAATTGAGAGAAACGGAATTAAAATAAACAAACAACAATTCAATGAACATTATCACCCGACTAAAGACATTTATTCTATATATGATGATAGAATTTACACGCAGTACAACTTATCCACTACTACTCGGAGACCAAGTAACGCCTTTAATGGTATTAATTTCGCAGCTTTAAATAAAGACAGTGGTGCGAGGTCTTCATTCATTCCGAACAATAAATTTGTGGAGATTGATATTTCAGCATATCATCCGCATTTAGCGGCTCGATTAATAGGTTATGATTTTCAAGGTTTAGACGTACATAGTGCATTTGCTGAAATGTACGGTGTATCTTATGAGGAATCTAAGCAAATTACGTTTAGACAACTATATGGCGGTATTTATAAACAATACGAGCATTTAGTATATTTTCAACAGGTGAAAACATTCATTAACAAAATGTGGAACGAGTTTGAGGCAACTGGTAAATATAAAGTACCAATTTCAGGTTATATATTTGAAAAAGATAAATTAGATAATATGAATCCGCAAAAATTATTTAACTATGTTTTACAAAATGTAGAATCAGCGGTTAACACTTATATTTTAATGGATATACATAAATTATTAAGAGGTAAACAAACTAAAATAGTACTATATACTTACGACAGTTTTTTATTTGATATAGGAGATGAGGGGATTGAGGAAGAATTAGGAGAGATATTTAAAAAATACAAATTACAAATAAAGACTAAATATGGGACAAACTATGATTTTGAGTAAACCAATTGATATGTATAATGTAGGCAATCAATATGATTTTGATACCTATATAGATACTAACATGTTGAATAACAAATTGTTTGCGACGTTTACCGGATTGGATGCATTAGATGAGCTAATTGTTAGTTTATCTTCAACGTACACAATTATGTACAATAAGATGTTTGTACTTTATGTTAAAAGTACAGATGAATATGTAGTAACTTACAATGTTGAGCAAAATAATATTGACGGTATTCCGGTTAATACTATTTTAGTACATAGGAAAAAAGAATCTAATACTTTATATACTATAAATGCATTGAATGATTTGATTAAAAAATTAAATGGTGGTGTGGTTGATCCGACTTTTAGAGTTGATTGGCAGCATTATAGAAACTGTATTTTATTAACAAATCATAACGAGTTAAAACAATTAAATACAAAAGTTCATAAAATTATTGATTTATAACAAATGAAATCAGCAGATAATTTTAATCCTGGTAAATGGTTAGTAGAAAATAAAATTACTAGTCAATCTCGCCTAAATGAAAATCAACAAGAAAATTATTTAAATTCTTTATTAGAAAAAATATTTGAAGAAGGTATAGATTCTTTAAGTTTAGAAGAAAAAGAATATTTAGATAGTGTTTCTAAAGGAACTAATTCTAAAACACCTAACGAATATCTTCAAGATTTATTTAAAGAATGGAAAAATGGAGAAATTGAAGTTGGTAATGATATAGATAATATATATCAATGGAGTGATTTATATAAATTTGATCAAGAGTTACAAGATGGCTTTTTAAGTTATGTTGATTTAGTTAAAAAATACCCTAATCTAGATAAAGAAGATTTAGCTATGTTAAATAGTTTAAGTTACCAAAAAGAATTTAATGGCACCCCTATATACACTCCTTATTCAGACATTGATTGGAATTCTTTAGATGAAAAAACATATCATAAAATTTTATTTAATGAATTTGGTATAGAACCATATGAAGATGATGAAGATGATGATGATAGTGATGAAGCATATATTAAAGAATTTGGATTTTCATGGGAAGAAAAACAAAACTGGGAAGAAATAAAAGATCAAGTATTTAAAAAAAATAAATTTGACTGGTTTAAACCATCTTCAAACTATGGAAAAATAGAAGATGAAGCCAAACAAGTATATATAGACAAATACGGTTCTCCTAAATATAAAAGATACCCATTTTGATAAAACTAATTAATATATTAAAAGAAGCTATGTTTATTGATGATAAGGGTAACCTTGTGGATGATAAACGATGGGCAGTATATCTTGATGATAAAGAAGATTGGGCTATATTATCTAATATTTTAAATCAAAAAGGATATAAATTTTTATCTGGTTATACTTTTTCAAAAAATAAATTAACTGATTTCAATCCTTTTAAAAGTGAAAGAAATTTTGGAGACGAAGGAGAAGATGATAACGATTTAGGATATTCATATGCTATGAGTTATAAAGGTGCAAATGATTTTTATCTACTAGAAATGCCAAAGAAAAAATTACAAATTGTTGATACTAATTATTTTAATTCTAGAAAAAATAGTACATATAAAAACTATACAGTATATAATAATTTAGGAGATCTTATTAAGGTTTTGTAATTTTAACATATGTATAACCACACATGAATCTAGCAGATAAATTCAATCCAGGTAAATGGTTAGTAGAAAATAAATTAACTAATCAATCTCGTTTAGATGAGAATGAACTAAATACTTCTACCAACTCAGATTATAAAGAATTACAAGATTTATATAATTACATAACATATGGTAGTGATGTTGTCGATGATGAAGAATTAGATTATAAATTAAGTAAAAAATTTAAAATAAAATATAATACTAACGGGGGTTTAGATTGGGATGCTATTAATCCTGATAACACTAAAAATGTAATAGATTATATGAAAAAATTGTATTATAAATATTTTGTAGATCCTAAAACTTTACGTCCTAAAAACAATATTGATATAAAACAATATTTTAAATAAAGGTAAGGTTATTAATTCCTTATAAAAAATTACACTATAGTTTGGTGTCTCAAACTCAAGTTCTTATATTTCCCACAATAAACAAATTATAGATTTATGAATATAGATGCAATTAAACAACGACTGAATGCTTTACAGTCTAATCAGAACACAAGCAAGAAAGAAAAAATCGATTACACAAAAGTTTACTGGAAACCAAAACAAGAAGGAAAGTACCAAATTCGTATTGTCCCTTCAAAGAACGATGCAACAAATCCTTTTCAAGAGGTTTTTGTTCACTATGGAATCTCTAAATTTCCGATTTACGCTCTAACCAACTGGGGTGAAAAAGACCCAATCGTAGAATTCGCAGCAAAATTGCGTACTACAAATGACAAAGAAAACTGGGTATTAGCTAAAAAACTAGACCCTAAAATGAGAATTTTCGCACCAGTAATTGTGCGTGGTGAAGAAGATCAAGGCGTTAGGCTTTGGGAATTTGGAAAAGAAATCTACATGCAACTTTTAGGAATTGCTGAAGATGAGGATTACGGTGATTACACAGACATTAACGAAGGCAGAGACTTTACAGTCGATGTAGTTAAAGGTGATGTAGGTGGACGTATCGGATTAAAATCATCAATCAGAATTAAACCTAAAACATCTCCCGTAAGTACAGATGCAGCTCAAATTAAAACATTTTTAAGTGAACAACCTTCAATTTTAGAGGTTCAACGTAAAATGGATTATGAGACTCTAAAAACTACTTTACAAACATGGTTAACACCTGAAGAAGGTGAAGAAGAAGAAGTACCAGTAGAAGAAGTTGAAGAAGCAATTGAAGCAGAAGTAGCAGCAGCACCAGTTAAAAACTATGCTCTAAAACAACCTACAGCTCCAAAAGCATCATCTAAAGCGGAAAAATTCGATTCACTATTTGGTGAAGATGAAGATGCAACTGATCTTCCGTTCTAATTAAATTAAAAAGTTATGGCAAAAGTAAAAAGAAGCGAATCGCTAACGGCCGCCGTCTCCCAAGAGATTAAAGCTAAATTTAACCTTGATTCATTCAAGGAGAAAAAAATGCTTAACGGTAACGTTAAGTTTAAAGAACAACGATGGGTTCCTTTTTCCACTGCCTTACAAGAAGCTTTATCAATTCCTGGTATTCCCTTAGGCCATATTTCAATGGTTAGAGGTAAAAGTAATACAGGTAAATCAACAACAGCAATCGAAGTAGCGGTAAGCGCCCAAAAAATGGGCGTTTTACCGGTGCTTATTATTACTGAGATGAAGCATGATTGGAAGCATTGGAAAACAATGGGATTCGAGATGGAAGATGTTGTTGATCAATCAACCGGTGAGGTTTTAGATCACAATGGTTTCTTTATCTATCGTGATCGTAGTACATTAAACTCAATTGAGGACATTGCTGCGTTTATTATCGATCTAATCAACGAACAAAAGAAAGGTAATTTACCTTATGATTTATTGTTTATTTGGGATTCAGTAGGATCAATTCCTTGTCAAATGAGTTTAGATCAAGGTAAAAACAATCCAATGTGGAACGCAGGTGCTATTGCAACACAATTTGGTAATTTTATTAACCAACAAATTGTAATGTCTAGAAAAGAAACCTACCAATACACAAATTCATTGTTTATTGTAAACAAAACAGGTGTTGCACCAGCAGAAGGTCCTATGGCTCGTCCTAAAATGACTAACAAAGGCGGTGACACGTTTTATTATGATTCTTCATTAGTATTAACATTTGGTAATATCACAAACGCTGGTACTTCTAAATTAAATGCTACTAAAGATAAGAAAAAAGTTGAATTTGCATTACGTACTAAAATTGCTTGTGATAAAAACCACATTAATGGCATTACAACAACAGGCACTATTGTAAGTACAGTTCACGGTTTTATTAAAGATGATGTTAACGTTATTAACAAGTATAAAAAAGAACACGCTAATGAGTGGATTAGTATACTTGGTGAAGGCGAATATGGGCTTACTGAAGATAATAGTGAATGGGAAGAAAAAGCCGATATCACTGAATTATTAGAAAACCTAGAAGCTAGCGAATAACATGAATAAAAACGAATTATTAAAACTCCTAAACAACACTCCTGAACCTGAACAATCAGTAGAAACTAATCCTCATGAAAGAGTATTATTAATAGATGGTTTAAATCTATTTTTTAGAAATTTTGCGATGATGAATTTTACTAATCAAGCAGGCGTTCATGTTGGTGGTTTAGGTGGTTTTATTCGTTCATTGAATTCTCTAATTGGTACAATTAAACCAACATCAGTGTATGTTGTATTTGATGGAGTTGGTTCTTCCGTTAATCGGAAGAACTTACTTCCCGAATACAAATCAGGACGTAATTTAGTTAGAATAACAAATTGGGATTCATTTGAATCGCTAGAAGAAGAACATGATGCTAAAGTAGATCAAATCGTTAGATTAATACATTACTTAAAATGTTTACCTGTTAAAACTATAAGTTTAGATAAGGTAGAAGCTGATGATGTTATCGCATATTTAAGCGATATAATGTCTAATAAATACGATTCTCAGGTTTTCATAGTATCTAACGACAAAGATTTTATTCAACTTATAACGGATAAAATTATAGTTTATAGACCTACAGAAAAAGATTTCTATACTAAAACTTTAGTCAAACATAGCTTTGGAGTATTAACTGAGAATTTTATATTATATAAAACATTGTTAGGCGATAAATCAGATAAAGTAGAAGGTATAAAAGGATTAGGCGAAAAAGGACTATTAAAGAAATTTCCTGAATTGGCTGAACGTCCTTGTACACTACAAGATATCTATGATATTTCCTGTGCTAAGTTTAAAGAACATATTGTTTATGCGCGAGTTGTTGATGAAATTGAAAAATTAGAAAATAATTATTTAATTATGGATCTACATAATCCGCTGATGGGCGATATCGAGAAGGATTATATTAACGAGGTTGTGATTGAGCCGTTATCACCACTTAGAGTTAGTGATTTTATGCGTCTTTATAATGAAGATGGATTAAGTCATATGATCAAAAATACGGAATATGTACTTAATACTACATACCAAACATTAAACGGTTTTGCTACAAAATAAATAAAAAATAAAAGTTATGACATTAGGATCACTAGATAAATATGGAATGGGCTTCCAGATTAAGGTATTATCTTCATTATTAACACATAAGGAATTTTTATTGAATATCCAAGATGTGTTAAGTGATGAATATTTTACAAATCAAGCCCACAAATGGATTATTAAAGAAATATTAAGATATTTCACAAAATACCACACTTGTCCAAGTATGGATGTATTAAAAGTAGAGCTTAAAAAAATCGATAATGATGTTTTACAACTTTCAATTAAAGAACAATTAAGAGAAGCTTATAAAACATCTGATGAAGATTTAAAATATGTTGAAGAAGAATTTTCAAATTTCTGTAAAAATCAACAATTAAAGAAAGCATTATTAACAAGTGTTGACTTTTTAAATGCAGGTGATTATGATTCAATTAGATCATTAATTGATAATGCTTTAAGAT